CATCGCATGACCAGCAGACATAGAGCCACGGCCATTTGTCGTCATGCCGGGTCTTCCCAAACACCTCCGTGTGATGGGCTATCTTTACGTGACTGTGGCAGTGGTTACATTGGGTGGGGACGGGGAGCGGGTCATTGACCCGTTGTGCTGCTTTAGGATTGGGGTTCCATGGGGTGAACTGCATGTTGTGTCCTCCCGAATTTTGGTTGTAATACTCCTCCCGCCACTGAGGTAGCGTTAGTTAATGGATGGGGTTAGAGGTTTCTGTTTGGATTAAATTATATGAATAGAGTGCCCGGGATACTGTTTACCAATCGGCGCAAAGGGAATGTCATCGTCAAAATCCATTGGTGGTTGTGATTGCTGCTGTCCCTGCGGTTGCTGTGGTGCCCCCCAGAACTGAGACTGTTGCTGCTGTCCTGAATACTGTTGCTGGGGTTGTTGTTGCTGACTTCCCTGTCCATTACCGCCAAAATCCAATTTTTCGACAATAATTACTGGAGCCGATCGCTTGGTTCCATCCTGAGCTGTCCATTCTTCCACAAGAAATTCACCCGTAACCATTACCTTGGTTCCCTTGTGCAGGTATTGAGGGAGCTTCTCAGCTTTTGCGCCAAACATTTTGCAGATAACCCACGTTGTTTTTTCGTGCTCTCCGTAACCTTGCTTAACGGGTAGGGAAAAAGAGGCGATCGGCTTCCCTGCCGGAGTCCATCTTTGTTCGCAGTCCTTGCCTAAATTCCCGCTGACGATAATTGTGTTAATTGCCATTTATGCCGCCTTAAGTTCTTTTAGCCGAATACCTGTAACTTCCTTGCATTTCCCCTGTAATTCAGGATGACCCTCTAGCGCTTTCCATGTGTCTGCATACGCAGACTGGAGTTTTTCTTTATTGCTTTCAAAAGTGGCGTATTCCGTAAATTCACGCAGAACTTCATCTGGCCTTTTCGGTGCTACATGATGAACCTCGGCATCAGCATCAATCGCCGTCTCTTCCGTGGGGATGCAGAACGCCTGAAATGCAGCATACTTATAGGCAATAGACATCGCCTTGTTAGTCGCTTTGTCTCCACTGTCCATCGCCTCACCAAACGTTGTAACCGTATGTGTGCTGCCGTCTTCCGTGGCGATGAAATCAAATTCAGATTTGACCACAACATAAAACAAAACGCCGCCTTTTTGGGTGGTGCGCTCTGTTACTGTACGCTCCGTGATGCGGGGTAATATCAACAATCCGTGTCTTACCAATGCTGGGGCGAGCGCGTTGTATACTGCATCTATTCCCCTGAATTTGAAGTTCTGCGTTTTGTTGACACCATCCTTTTTAATCCCTGTCTCTGCCAGTTCCTTAGCGACATTACTAATAGCCTTATACACAGCACTCATAACTTAATCTCCTGTCCAGATACCACCATGACGGCGGGTCGGTGAATGACCCCGATAATGGTCATATTCTGTGTGATGGGTTGCGTAATAATCCCGCCACGCCTGACGCTCTAATTTAGCGCGTTCCTCTGCCATGTGATGAGGTAGCGGGGGATGGAAAGAGGCGTAGTGGTTGAAATTGTGTATCTTCTCTGCGAGTATTTGCTCTTTGAGCGGTAGGTTTGCCGGGTGATCTGTCTTGTTAATGATGGAGGCAACCAGTTCATCTAACCAGTGACTGCGCTTTGCCGGATCTTTCGGTACCAGGCATCCTACGGAGCGCCGGGGGTAACTGTTCATGTGAAATCTCCCCTGAACTCGATAGCACTGATGGGTAATCCCTCCCATCCCAAAACTTCCCTTTTGTATGCCAGTTCATTTTCTTCCCTGCGACGTTCTTCGGCTTCGTCCTGAGCGCCATAGGGGTTATATCCGAAATGTCTCATACGGTGACCTCCTCATTCTGATAATGGTCATTGAGCACCGAAATAATGTCCTCGCGTTCTAAATAAATACTGTTGAGCATAATTTCCCTGCCAGTGCCCTCCAGTTGCCAATTGATACCATCATCAATGATTAATACCGCGCCTCCATGAGCGTTAGGCTCAACCCTGAATAGATTGCTGCTGAGATTAATTTTTAACATCATTACCTCCCGTAACTTCGTTTGAGTATTTCCATAGCCAGCCACCAGACATCTTCACAATGCAGGCGACAGGCCATCCCTGCCAGTGACTGCGCCTGACAGAGAAGGTGTCTGTTGATTTTCATGAGTAATTATCTTGCGATGAGTAGAATAAAAATGACTGCGAGAATGGCGAGTGAGTAATAATAGAAACTATTTGGTATCATTTTTTCTGGCATTCATCATCGCGTCAGCCATCCTGTAATAGAGGGACGCGACATTATTTAATGTTTCATCAATTGTATTTATGCCAAAACATGAAAAATCTGTGCCTTGACTAGCCCAGTCACCTTGCATTGCCTGAGCTGCAAAATAATCCCGCAATGTCATTTCATTTGTTTGTGGCATTGTTTCTTTAGATAATTCCAGAGACTCAACCAGATTTTTAACGTTATCTATCCCTCCCGTGGTAACCGTTCCCTTATATTGAATTTTCTCCTTTGTTGGATAGTAAATAACTTTTCCTTGTTTTGTTTGTATCGCTATAGTTCCACAGGTATCAATAGAATGAATAATACCGATTGTATTGAGGTGTCTGGATGCTATAGAAACGAGTTCCTGCTTTTTGTCACTCAGCATAATTTAATCTCGGTGTTATTTAGATGTCAGAGAAATAAGTGCCTTGGCGTGCAGTTCAGCAGATTCGGGGTCGAGGTGGATTAGGCCGCGTTCTAGATGTATCATATGAATTTTGGCACCGTTCCATATACCCGCTTCGGCAAGGAAAAATCCTGATGTTGCAACAACAAAATACTTCATCCCATTTTCCAACGGCTCCCTCACTGGTTCAGGAACATCGATATTTCCGATTTTGATAGTGCGGGGTTTTAGGCGGTATTTAGCCGTTCCTCTAGCCCAAAGGCCATCGTCTTCATCCAAATCACACCAACATTCATCTTCGTAATTCCAGTATTGAAATTGGCTCCAGGGATTTTCCATTATCTGTGCAAACTCTGCGTACTTTGTCCATAAATCGGCGTGAATATGTTTAGCCATTGTTATTCTCCTGTCGGGGGTTCGGGTAATTCCATCCAGTGGGTTATGCATTCAATATCGAATAATCCATCGTCAGAATATGAATAAAAAACATCAAGAATATCTGAGAGATAACCAGTATGAACATCATTACAGCCGTTTCTAACAAATAGGATATCTGCATAAATATCAGGCAACCTGTCAGAACATTTAATCCAATCCATAATTTCTCCTATATTCAGGTAATAAAAAACCTCGCATTGGCGAGGCTGATTAATTAACTCACCACAGCCCACTCGGAAATGGGCTGGAGTTAGTTAATTGGTGTGCGGCTCTCTTGGTTTGTGCGTAAATCTATGCCAGCTATCCGTTAACTCGATTGCATCATAATTATCACGACGCTCGGCAAAACCCAGTTCCACTGCCAGAGCATGTAATTCATGTCGCCTCTTGATGTTATCCATACTAATCCAATCGGCGTCGGCTGCTCTCTTCTGAGCCTGTTTAGGCGTCAAACCTCGATAATCTATTTCACTCAGTTTATTTAATTTTTTTAAATCTGTTTTCAGATTTCGAAGAATGTGTATCATTGAATCAATCCGTTCTATGTCTTTCATATCACCCCCTCGCCGTCACGGTTGATGATTTGCGGCTGCGGTGTGGATGTTTCGTGGCCCGTTCTTTGGATGGAGCGTTATTCACTGCCGGAATAAAATTGCTTAATGCGTTGATGGTGGCGCGCTCCTGTTTGCCGATGCGCTGTTTGGGTTCGCGATTACTCCAGAATGCCTTTTTTTGCTCTTTGTGAATTTCGTTGAAAACATTATCGAGAGCCATTTCCAGCCTATCTTTCATAGAATTTTCCTCGGTTAAGGTTGCTCACCATTAGTTAGCTGCTTAACTGCATATTTTCCCTGTCAGGGCTGCCCGTTCACGCTCTTTCGAGGCTAATCTTCTCACTGGCATACTGATCGACTGTCAGCGATACATCGCATTTGTGCGTTGGGGTGTAACAGAGTGAATACGCTGTTCTGGGTTAAATTGTTAAAGAGCGAACTTCCGTTTACGTTTGGCTCCGTGCCGTTGATGGATACATTATTAACCATCAGTTAAATTCAGTCAATAACCATTGGTTAATTAAGTTAAGAATAAATTTTAACTAACTGAATTTTAAGTTAATAAATTTTTAAATAAGAATGAAAATGTGATTTGAATCAAAAATAAAAGGAGGGTAGCCGCATGATTAGCGGCTATTTTTTGGTGGTGAGAGGAGGTATTTAGTTACCAAGCCATTACTGACCAGTTTATGACTCGACCAATGATTTGAACATCTTGGACTTCTGCAATTTCATCAGGGAATTCCATTGAATTGAAACTGCGGACAATTAATTTTCCCGGTTGGCGATATAGTAATTTAATGCGAAATAATCCTTCTTGCTCAATGGCATATATTCCGCCATCGACAATATTTTGATGGCCACGATCAACGGTTACTGTTGAGCCATCTGGAATTACTGGGGACATACTGTCGCCATGAACAGAGAAAGCTACAACATTAGCTGGTTCAGCCCCGTATCGACGAAGAGTAGAGCGAGAAAATCTCAATTTAAACCCATTGTAATCTTCGTTAGTACAACAGCCACTCCCTGCGGCAAGTTCTATACTTTTAAAAAACGGGACAACAACTTCGTCATCATTGACTGGCGTAGTGTGATCCCAAGGCGTAACTTCTTCTGACTCTATTTTTGATAAAGGCACACCGTCTAATTTTTTGGAACCCCTCCCATATTCCAACCACTCCGGCCTAACATCAAGCCACCTGCTTAACGCCAAAATATTACTGGAGTCTGGAATTGCTCCGGCATTCAGCCATTTCCAAACCCCAGGCCCGCTGACTGTTATTTTCTGTTTGGTAAGTGCGTCAGCAATTTTCTTACCTAGCCCACGTCCGGCAAAGCCCGCATCTAAACAAGCTTCTTTTAGCCTTGCAGTGAACTCAGCCTTATTAGTGCTTTTAACCATAAGTTAATTATCATCCAGACTTGACTTAACTGTCAGTTAGAATTTAGAATTAACTAACAGTTAATCTAATTAATAAGGATATTAACCAAATGAACCCAGTTGAATTCGCAGTGAATGCAGTAGGCGGACAGACCGCCGCCGCAAAAATCTGCGGGAAAAGTGCCGTAGCGGTCTGGAAGTGGGTGCAGAACGGCTGCTTACCACGCACTGAGTACACAGGAAAAACTCAATATTCAAAATTGCTTGCAGATCATTCCAACGGAAAGTTCACCGAAAAATGGTTATTGCAAGCGGCTAATCCAGATAAAGAATTAGCTTAATTATTATCGCTCTTTAACAATCTGCCCACACGACAGGCTATCGGTGAACCCTAGCAAACCGAAATAGCGCCGGGAATTATTCTCAGGCAATCGGGGAACAGGAGTCAATCAACCCCGTAAAGGCCGACATCATAACGCCATGATCGTGTTTATTAACTATCTATTCAGGATAGACGATATCTATCGTTTATTTATTAAACAAAACTTAACTATAGGAAATATAACAAATGGAAGTTGCAAAAACTCGCAATACTCGTGTGACGTGTAAGGCGCAAGAATTAGAAACATTTTGGTTCAAATCAGTCGCGGAAATTGGAAACAGCCCGTTAGCTAGAGACATGGGGATTCACCCAACGGGATTGAGTCGAGAAAAGAGCCGGATCGTAAAGCTGGCTAGCCGAATGGTTGTGGAATTGGGATTGCCGGAGGGAAGCGCAGCCGCACCGGGATGCGAGACAAACATTGTGTTAACGGGAATTGATGCCAGTAGGCTACTGGAAGCGCTGGAATATATCCGATACCCCAAAAGAAAAACCTCGAAGGCGGCTACCGACGAGGCTTCTGAAATGCAATTCGAACTGTCAATTTAACGAAGGTATGCAAGCCCCTCAAACCAACATTTCAACGAGGTAATTATACATGAAAACGAAATTTAATGATAGGGAGGTCGTATGAATACAGCGGAGGTTTATCAATTCCCTGTCCGGCAGGAGATACACAAAGTGGCCGATGTTGATAATGGATTCACTCGGCTGGCTAATGAGTTGCTTGAGGCGGTTATGTTAGCTGGACTATCACAGCATCAGCTATTGGTGTTTTTGGCGATTTCCAGAAAAACATATGGTTTTAATAAAAGCCTGGATTGGGTCAGTAATGAGCAGCTTTCCAAATTAACGGGAATATTGCCTCACAAGTGCTCAGCAGCAAAGAGTGAACTGGTTAAACGGAATATTCTAATAACCAACGGAAGGCAGGTAGGAATCAATAAAAATATCTCTGAATGGGAGGATAAAAATAAAGTTTACCCGAATCAGGTAAATTTACCCGAATCAGGTAAGAAATCTTTACCCAAATCAGGTAAAAGCGATTACCCGAATCAGGTAAACACAAAAGACAATATTACAAAAGAAAAGAAAGACAATAATACCCCTATATCCCCTTCACCGAAAAAAGCGTCTAAACCTAAATTTGATATCAATCAGGTTTCATTGCCTGAATGGTTAGATCCTGCTGTATGGGAAGAATGGTTGGAATATCGATCAGCTATCAAGAAGCCGATTAAAACCCCTCAAACTGCCAAGGGACAGATTAAATTACTGAACGAATGTTATGACGCGGGTTATAGCCCGTCTGAGGTTATTGCAGCCAGCATTACGAATGGGTGGCAAGGTTTGTTCAGGCCAAAATATCCATCCAAGGCGCAACCTGTTAATCGCATTACCCAGCCAATACGTTCTGAACAATTCATTTCGGAGGATTTCTAATGAGCATGGCAGAGACACTGGCGCGTTTTCGCCGGATGATGCCTGATCATATCCAGCCAAAATTCACTAATGCCGCCGAACTGATGGCATGGCAGCGTGAACAGGGTGAGATTGATTCAACACGCATTGCCGAAGAGAACCGAGTTAGCCGGTTAAATAGGATCATGGGCCGTTCTGGTATCAGCCCGCTACACCAGAATTGCACATTTGATAATTACATTGTGACCACTCCTGAGCAGCAAAAGGCGCGGGCAAAAGCCCAGCGTTATGCTGAAAGCTTTGGTAACTCGTTTGGTGGGTTTATTTTTAGTGGTAATCCCGGCACGGGGAAAAACCATCTCGCCGCTGCTATTGGTAATTACATCATCCAGAACGGAAAGAGCATCCTGATCGCCACGCTGCCCGATTTGATGATGAGGGTTAGGGAAACCTACCAGAAAGACGCGAAAATCAATGAGTCGGCATTGGTCGATGATTTGTGCGCGGTTGATTTGTTGGTGCTGGATGATGTCGGTGTGCAGCGTAATAACCTGAATGAAGACCTGATAATTTTTCAGGTGGTAGATCGCCGTCTGGCAAATAAAAAACCCGTTGGTGTCCTGACGAATTTAGATTTTGAACAGCTAACTGTAGTTTTAGGTGAGCGGGTTATTGACCGACTGCGAATGGGAACCCCCACCGTAATTAATTTCAATTGGCAGAGTTATCGCCGCCAAGTTAAATAATCCAAAGGAAAATAGATGAACAATGAATTTAATTTAGAAAAAGAGAGAGCGAGAAAATTAGATGAAATATACAAAAAATATGATTATTGCGAACACAAGGATACAGAATTAAGAAAACGGGCGTTCAAAAATAATTCAATTCATTATGTCTCTCAATGCATGAGTTGTGGAGTTCAGGTTGAATCATTCAAAAAATCAACAGCACTCAAAAATAATCCAAACCAAAAATTATTTGATGAAGATATCAAATTAAATTGGGAATCTCAAAGAGAGCAGAAAATAAATGCAGTAATCAAAATATACGGTGAAGAAAAACAAAAAACAAAAGACAAGTTTTGGGGCTGGTACTCGATATATCTTAAATCTTCCACGTGGCGAGATAAAAGAGAACTAGTGTTAAGGAGGGATAATTATACATGCCAAGGATGTTTAAGAAAAAAAGCAACTCAGGTTCACCATTTAACATATGAGAATGTTGGCGATGAACTATTGTTCGAGTTGGTTTCACTCTGTGATAGCTGTCATGAAAAAACCCACAAAAATGAACATCAACTACAAGAAGGATCATTAACGTGACAATTATTTTTCACAAATCTACCTATTGGTTTCAGTCTCCCAATGTAGAGCAGCAACAGCATCTGCGGGAAGGAGGTTAGGAGTGGAATGCAATTTTCTATTCCATGAATCAACGAAACACGCTGCATGGCAACAACTCAAAGATGTTCTCGCAACAAACCAACCTCACCGCATTATCATCAAACCGTGGAAAAACACCCGCTCGTCATCTCAGAACGCGACCGCGCATATGTGGTTTGGCGAGATTAGCCATTTTTTGAAATCCAATGGCGCTAAATTTTCACCGGAACAGGTTAAAGAGATGATGAAACATACATTTCTCGGTTACGAGGTGGTGGAACGAATTAATGCCAGAACGCAGGAACCAGAGCGCGTCAGGACACTGCGCCAGACATCCAAACTGGACACGGGCGAGATGTTTCGATTCATGGAGCAGGTAGAGCAATGGGCGGCGGAAATGGGTTGTTTTGTGACGGTGCCCGAGGACAGCGAATATATGACACTCAAGAGGGAGCAGGAACAGTGACCGATAATGTAAATCACCCAACACATTACGCATCTGGTGGTATTGAATGTATCGATGCCATGAAATCCAGTATGACCGATGAAGCATTTAAGGGATATCTCAAGGGCAATGTACAAAAATATCTCTGGCGGTACGAAAAGAAAGCCTCTCCAGTGGAGGATTTGAAAAAAGCGCGGTGGTATCTGGATAAGCTAATCAAAGAGGTGGAGCCAATCAAATGAAATACATCGCATTCGTAGGCGCGTGGATCGCTCTTGCGCTGATTATTGGACTGGTGTTAGGGGGATAGATGATTTTTTGGTTTGGAATATCAATATTTCTGTTTGGTATGTTTTTTGGTAGTGCGATTGTCAGCAGCTATTACCAAGGAAAAGCCAAGACGGGATTTGTAGATATTGGGAATAAATTATACCAATTAACGGAGATCGAGTGTGACAAAGCTAAGGCGGAGAAAGTGTAAAATCTGTCATGAATGGTTTCACCCCCAATATGACAATATGGAATGGTGCAGCCCAGAACATGGCGCAGAACTGGCCATCAGAAAACGAAACAGAGACAGGGAGAAAGCAGAACAGAAACTACAGCAAGAACGACGGCAAAAAGCAGCAGCAGACCGCGATAAACTCAAAGCCCGCAAGTTAGCAGTAAAACCCCTCTCCCATTTCGCCAGACAAGCTCAAACAGCATTTAACGCCTATATCCGTGAACGGGATAAATATGACCCGTGTATCAGTTGTGGGCGCTTCCATGAGGGGCAGTGGCACGCAGGGCATTATCGAACGCGAGGCGCTTGTCCAGAATTCAGGTTCGACGAGGATAATTGCCATAAGCAATGCTCTGCCTGCAATAATCATCTGTCAGGGAATATCGACAATTACACCCCCAGGCTGATTGAGAAAATTGGTCAGGTGCGTTTTGACCAGCTGATGTCTCACTACCCATTACCAAAGCTGAAACGGGAAGATTACGAACGGATACGTGATGACTACAAAGAGAAGCTCAAGGGACTGAGGCGGGAGGCGGCATGATCTTCACTGATCTACCCGCCGCTATTGAAGAGGCACGATATCGACGCAGGGAAACAGACCGCCATTTTGCTGTTGTTCAGCGGGACATAGGTATGTCGGTTCTCACTGAACGATGGGTTATGCGAAAGTGCATGAGGATGATGTATTCCACTCGTCGCGACAGGGTTCATACAGTATTGCCGGGGATAAAATGAATTTAACGCGCTATGACAAAGCAAATCTGCCAGATGAAAACATCGAACTGGCAATATTGCGAGAACAAGTCAAATATAATCCAGAAACCGGTATATTTACCAACAGGTCGTGTACTGGTGTCAGAGTTAAAGGTTTCATGGATCGTGGGTATATTGGGGTAAGCATTAATTCCAAAAAATTTAAGGCTCATCGGTTGGCTTGGTTTTATATGTATGGGACATGGCCCGAACATGGAATAGATCATATAAATGGGAATACATCTGATAATCGACTTTCTAATTTAAGGCCAGCAACTCCAGAGCAAAACGCCCATAACCGGCGACTGGGTAAAAATAATACTTCTGGTGCTAGGTGTGTAACTCTAGAAAGAAGAACAAAACGATGGCGAATACAAATAAACAGATTCGGACATAAATTTTATCTTGGTAGTTACAAAAATAAAGACGAAGCGATACAGGAGGCAAATAGATTTTTAAAACTAACCGATGGTGAATTTTTTAATTGTGTTACATCCAAACATAACTTACCGCAAGACCAGATAGCACTTCTCGCCTTAATTCAAAAATCCAGAGACTTAAGCCCGATAAGCCCACTAGAACCTAATGACAGAGTATGGATTAGCCATATTTTAAGTGCGTGGGGAGCATGGGCTTATGAAGAATTGGACGATAAAAATAAGGTAAGCCCTATCGGTCGATTTATGGAATCTGTTTCTGGTCGGGGGGGCATAACAGCAGACGGCATAACAACGTTGATCGAAGGGCTACACGAAAGAGGTTACCGTGGTGATGAGCTTATCAAAAAGTTGTCGCAAATAATCGCAAATCTTAAGCATCGTTCTGTTCCTAGATGCTCAGATGAAATAGGGTTATTTGTGGATGATTTACTAATAAGAGTGTTTGGCGATAAATCACCACTGCTTCGAGTGGCTGTTAATTACTATGTGTATGGACACAGGATAGAGACTATTGCTCAGTATCTATCGAGAATAGTCAAAGATGAGTTAACAATCCCCCAATCACGAGATAGGGTTCGTTGGTGCATTAGAATAATTGAGGCAAAGATGCATAGAGCAATTAACTACGAACTGGATAATGGCAAGGAGATTGATATTGATAATCTATGAGAAAAAATAATGCGAAATACTTGCAAAAAAATTATTTCTTAGTATATTCATGTTATCCTCCGCAGGTTTTTATGCTTGGAGGGTGTTAATCATGAATTCCATAGCCTCACTAATCAAGTGGAGCTTTTTCATTTCTACCCGTCGTAAATCCAACTACCGCAAATTCCTCGGTAGTTCGAAATCCCGCAAGTCTTGGATGTTTAGATGAATATTTTAATTCCCCCGAATTCGGGGATTTTACAACTCTCCGGTCATTCCGGTTAGTTCAAATCCCGATATGGGAAATCCCATAACGGAACAGATTCAAGTGGTTCTGGCATATCGCGCAACCATATAATCATTTAACGCGACAAAAGATTGCATTATTTGACAAAATGGCGCATATTATAAGTGCGCTTCCGCAGGCGTATGCGTTCAGCTCCGCATGTAGTACAACACCGCCGAAGAGGGTTAAACAATGGCTATTAGTATCCGTTTAGATGATGACTTCGTGAGCGATGTAAAAATCCACGCAGAAGCTTCAAGCAGGAGTGTGCCAAAGCAGATCGAACATTGGGCAAAGATAGGCTGCATTGCCGAAGATAACCCAGATTTGCCGTACTCCTTTATCCTTGATGCCTTACTGGCGAGAAGCGAAGTCGACAATGGTAAGGTGTCGCGTTATGTCAGAAGGACAAAAAAGTCCCAAGATTGATGTTTATGAAACAAGGCGTTTCTCTAAAGCGTTATCTAAATTACCTGAAAATCTTCTTGCAGTAGTGGAAGATGAGATAGAGAAAATTATCGACAATCCAGAAATTGGTGAACAGAAAAAAGGAGATTTAAATTTTCTTCGTGTACACAAATTTCAGTTAAACAACCAGCTGACATTGCTTGGTTATCACTGGGTTGAAGAAAAGATAGAGTTATACCTGTTAAATTTTGGTTCTCATGAAAATTTTTATCAGGAACAAAAGCGACACAGGAAAGACGATTTAAAGTTTATTAAATGACACATAAGGCTGCGCTATTAGCGTAATACCGCTCGCTTAAGCACTTTTTTGAATAACAATTCATAAAAATGCTGACAAAGAAAATTTGAAGACCCCGACATTACTGGCTTTTTCAAATGGAGAAAATGACAGTTGGTATTCTCATTTCTCTTAAGCGAGCAGTATTAGCGCTATTAGCGTGGCCTTTTTCATATTTGCCACCGCAATCACTTTAATCACATCCGTATCCGCACATTGCGGCTGGCATCCTATTAACTCACTCATGAGGTGAATGATGAAGAATAATGTACTACTGGCAAGAATTGCTCATTTAGAGGTTAAGCTAGCAATTCAGGAAAACCGACTCATCAAGCTGGAGGGCAAGATGAGTCGTGATGTTAAATCAGAGCAAAAAACTACCCATGATGATGGTGATGACAGTGTTCATCATTCAGAGAGTCTTTGAGATATCGAATAGCCAGATATTCAATTTCATTGAATGACATATTTCTTACATCACACTCGCATTTATCAATAATTATACTGAACGAATGGTGTGAATCATTTTCACTGGACAATCCAACACTGATGTTGGTTTTTTGATTCTCCGTTTCGTAAATACTGCCCAAGGAAATGAGTCTAAACTTCATTTAATACTCCATTTCAGAGGTAATCAGCCATCCCTCTATTGATTAGTTAATGTTTGGCTGATCTAACAACATACCTTAAGTATCAATTCATTACTTTTAACCGACTCACAGGGGCGATCATAACTCACCCCACGGATGCCCATTGCTCAATGGGGTGGAATATGAAGATGAGAAATAATCCTGATTTGTGGGTGCATCTCGGTGACTGGCTCGTCTCGATAAAAGAGCAGGGCATCGGAGCAACCTTAGCGGGGACTATGGCCTTTCTCCGGGGACGCTATCACGGCGGGGGATGGCTAAAGGTCTCTATCGACGCCTTTATGTGTGCCATGTTCGCTTGGTTCATTCGTGATGTATTAAACCTGATTGGTCTGAATCCTGACTTGGCCTACATCGGCAGTGTAGTGATTGGCTATCTGGGAACGGACTTCATTGGCCAATTGCTGCGTAAGGCCGCAGAGAAAAGAGCCGGAGTCAACAATGGCAACGAATAACTTTAAGTTCAGCCAGCGCAGTGAAAATAACCTTAAGGGTGTTCATCCTGATTTGGTCGCTGTTGTTCGCCGCGCACTGGCATTATCTCCGGTTGATTTTACGGTGATTGAGGGACTAAGAACCCTTGAACGCCAAAAGCAGTTATTCGCTGCAAAGAAAAGCCAGACAATGAACTCCCGCCATTTAACCGGTCATGCCGTTGACTTACTTCCGGTCGGTGCTGACTGGAATAATTACATCTGCTGGCTGCCCGTCTTGAAAGCGATGCATCAGGCAGGTGAAGAACTGGGGATAAAACTGCGGTTTGGCATCACTTGGACAGGTAATCCCAATGACAATCCCGCTAAGTTTTTGGATGCGCCCCATGTTGAGATACCGGCATGAAACTCAACAGCCAATACTTCACGCTTGGTGCTTTTGTTATTGTCGCTGGTCTGCTCTGGTTCTATTACAGCGAGTATCAGGACAAGGCCGAAAAATACGCTAGCTTAACGCTACAGTATGACAAGCAGACTATCGCGATAAATCAGCAGCAAGAGCGAATTAAGCACCTTGCAGAACTGGACAAGGTTCACACACAGGAACTCGCCCATGCCAAGACTGAAATTGACACTCTTCGGGCTGATGTTGCCGCTGGTCGTCGCAAGCTGCGCATCAAGGCTACCTGCCCCGTGCGTGAAACCCCTTCCTCCGGCAGCGTGGGCGATGCAGGAACCCCACAACTTACCGAAGCAGCTCGACAAGATTATTTCCGTCTCCGAGAAATGATGGCGGAGAATGAGCGGCAAATTAAGTATTTGCAGGAGTATGTTAGGGGGCAGTGCATTAACTGAAATTAAAATTTTTTCTTAGAATTGGCTTTGCATCAGAGGACGAAGAAAAAAATAGTGCTATACATTCAGTAAGCGTTTAAAGTTCTTGGCTTCAAAAATAGTTACATTACTTCTTTGGAAAGAAAGGCAGGAAAATGAAAGATATAGATGTGCGGCGTGCTGTTCACTCCAAGATACTGAAAGAGCATCACAAAGATCCGGATACATTGATTATTGATGAATTTTCTTTGAACCAAGGTTCATGTCGTGTTGACATTGCGGTAATTAACGGAGTTATTCATGGATATGAACTAAAAAGTGAGAGAGATAATCTTTTAAGGCTTCCTAATCAGATAGAGCAATATTCTTTAGTGATGGATAAAGTAACGCTCGTTGTAGATGATTCTCATTTGGCTGAGGCTCAAAAGATCATCCCTGAATGGTGGGGGGTTAAGGTGGTTAATCAAGGGAACAGAGGTGCAGTTCATATACATAGTTATAGGCGAGATAAACTAAATCCTGACGGCGATGTTTTTTCATTGGCTAGGTTACTTTGGAAGGATGAATGCCTTAGCATTATGGAAAAATGGAACATATTGAAAGGTAATAAAAGCAAACCCCGCTTTGAGCTGTGGGATATAGTTGCACAGCATACCTCACTTGAAAAGTTGAAAGTTGAAGTGAGGCATACTTTAAAGCAAAGAACTATGTGGAGAAATTAAGGTACAGCAGGATATTGGGATGAGTGCCGTATTTTATCATGGAAAAGGCTGAAACTAATTTATTAGAAGCTATAGAAAGCGGGATGTCTGTAGAAGAAAAAATTATGGCGGTGCGGCAGATAATTAAGGGCGTCAAAACTATACACGACAATGATTATGTTCATCGTGATCTAAAGCCAGCCAACATTCTGAAATATAGCGACGGAAGATACAAAATCAGCGACTTTGGACTAGTGAAAGACTTGAATCATGTCAGAGCTGAGGTAAAAACAAGATTTCAACCAAATGGAATGGGAACTGATGGTTACAGAGCTCCTGAAATAACAGAAAGTGGATTATTTTCCAAGCAGTCTGATATTTATGCTATAGGCGGCATCATTAATGACATATATTCAAAAAACTTCACACATAAGTTAAAAAAAGTCATATCAAAATGCAGGGAACATTGGCCTGAAGATAGATATGCTGATGCAAATGAATTATTAATTGATTTTTGTAAAGCTATGGAGGTAACACCGTGAATAGAATAGTTGACATGTCCTGCTTTAGCGATGCTGCAAATGGTAAAGCTGTAAATGAAGATTATTTCTTACCTCCAACGTTCGATAGTGATTCAAATATCGTATTTGCAGTAGCAGACGGAGTAGGTTCAACTGAGCAAGCTGATTTAGCGTCAAAATGTGCAATACAAGCAATTCAAAAAGCGTTGATAGAGCCAGATTTTAGTATTGAGAAAGCATTTTCACTAGCCAAGCAAGCGATAGATGAGTTTGATTTTAGTGTTGCTACTACGCTAACAATCGTCCATATAGTTGACTCAAAGCTCTATATAGGGCATGTAGGCGATTGCCGACTTTACTTTAAAAATAAAAATAAATTAGTTCAATTAACTAAAGATCATACTAAGTACCAAGAGCTTTTAGATTCTAAGGAGCATAGTATGAGGAATCTAAGAAATCACAAAGAAAGACTGTCTACTATTCTTACGTCAGCCTTATCTAATGATATCGAACTGAATTTTGACATGACAGTTAAAGATATCAAAGACATAAGTGATGGTGATAATGTAATTTTAGCTTTGATGTCAGATGGGGCATATAAGCATTGGGAATTAAGACCTAAATTCTCAGAAAGAACAATGTCGTTACCATCGGCATTTTCCGCAAGCTTAAGGCGTCGGATTGAGAAAGATATTATTGATGACTATACATTTTTGAGTGTTAAGCTTAAATGTAGTAAGTAGTACTAATAGAGTTTAATGAATCAGTCATGAAAGGACTCCAAATAACCATCAGTTAACACTGGTGGTTTTTTTATTCCCTTACCCATTCCCTTGAGTGGTTAAAGCAATAACGCATGCCATCACTTCCGTTCTCACCGCGTACCCAACGCATACGGTCTGGTGGCATTTTTATTTTCCCCGTGCATTCACACACACATCAATAAAAACGCAGAACCTTGCAGAAAGTCGAGCCTGAGAAAACCGTTATTAATAGGGTGTTTCTGCGGGCGGTTTTTCTGTGTGAACAGGTTCGGCTTTCTATAAGGAAAATACCCTATGAGTAAATCATTAGTCATATTAAACGGCGTAAAAATCAGCACCGATAAACAAGGTCGTTACCGCCTGAATGATCTCCATAAGGCATCCGGTGGTGAGACAAAGCACCAGCCCGGCTTGTGGAGTGCAAATCAGCAGACACAAAGCCTGATAAATTTGCTGAAAAAAGAAACTCTAGGAAATCCTATAGTTTCTATTGAAGGCCGCAAGGGTGGTACATATGCCTGCAAGGAACTGGTTTATGCCTATGCGATGTGGATCAGCCCTGAATTTCATTTGCACGTAATTAGGAAATTCGATGCTGTCATCATGGGCGAATATAAAGCCCGGCAGGACAGAGATACTGCAAGGCTGGAATACAAACCCATGACGGATGCTGTAAAAAAATCCAGAGAGGAGCAAGGCAAGACGATTGCCCCTCACCATTTCAGCAATGAAGCCGATTTAATCAACCGTATCGCATTGGGTATGACTGCGGCTAAGTTCCGCGTCCATCATGACATCGAGAAGAAAGAATCTATCCGGGATTATCTGACTCCAGAACAGATGCGATGCATCACTGAATTACAGCGAGCCAACACAGTCTTTATCTCTATGGGGTGGGACTATGAACAACGCAAAGCCTCCCTGACGGGTATCTACGAAAAGAACCACAAGAAGCCATTACTGGAAGAGTTGCATAGGCTGGCAGCTTGATATTATCGAGGTCATTACACCAGTGACCTCGGTTAACTAATTGAAATTACCGAGGTCCTCAGTTTGGTGCCGGTTCGCCAATCTGACGGTCAGCGAAGAAATCAATGGGTTACAGCTAAAGCATGGGCCAGTAAATATTCAGTCGAGAGGCTCAAGAAACGCTGATTTCACAAAATTCTGCAAAGCACCTGAAAACGGGTGCTTGACAGAGGTTTGTGGAGGTTTTGGGCTTCGGTGGTGTCGTCCCAATAGGGGGTTATATAAACCGAACCAGTTGAATATGCTGAATGAGGATAAAACACGATGGAAATTCGCATTATTGAAGATGGTAGTGCCGAGGTAGTGACTGCTGAATATTTAGTAAGGTATGACAAAGATGGACGGCTTAATGTGAGTATGGGAGGGCAAGCCCCTGCAACGCTCGTTATTCACAATGCGTTCAAACAGAAGGCAGATAAGGAACAGGTAGGTATTACCAGCGATACCTTCAAACTTGGATTCACATATTAAGCGCAACACCGTAATGGACGAAGTAAATGAGTGGGTATTCCTTTAAATAACTCATTCGGTGTTTTGTAATCTCGTGTT